GCTAAGAAGCCACCAAACTCCAAAGTTGCAGCGGCTGCATTACCAGTGTAAGCGGTATCCAAAGTACCTAAGTTTACGTTAACTTGGTAAGCACTGTTACTGAAACTACTACCATCATGGGCAAAGGGCGATGATATGCTCGCCTCTTGTTCTCCTATATCGACGGCATCAGTGTTACCACTACCACCAGTAGCAAAATCTGTTATTCTCAAATTCGATGGCGCGGCCACAGTAGCATTTGCTGTCTTTAGTTGCTGTGCGACACCAGCGACACCTATCATTATCGAAGCCATCTTAATCACCCAATGTATATCCAAGTGTTAGTAGCAACCGACACATAGGTTCTAGCAGTCTCATCAGCCATAGCAGCGTGGGATGTCCATCCTGATGCTATTGCGTTTGATGTACCAAGTGAGGGTGTTGCTGAACCACCAGTGTTGTTGATGATTGTATACTGCTGACCCGACTCTGCTGTTGCAGGTAGAGTCAGTGTACCTGCTGTCCAGTAGACGTAACAGCCGGACTGAGCATCTGTGAGTGTTGTGTTACCGCTTACCGCCTTTACCTTAATCTTCAAAGCCCTGATACCGTTTGAATCGCCGTTAATCCATGTTACACTGCCATCGCCATTTCCTATGCGTATGGCATCGTTTTGACTGACAGAATCAGTGTCTAGTCCTCCAATAACCAAACATCTACTGCCCGTCGTGATAGAATCACCGGCCTGATGACCAATTACGATGTTAGAATCGCCCGTTGTTATGTCGTGTAGTGCTTCAAGACCTACTGCTATGTTATTGTTAGCCCCTGTGCTATTTGAAGAATTACCCTGCATGGCTTGATAGCCTATTGCTACGCTACCGGCTTGACTTTTCAAACCAAACTTTCCAGCATCTGTACCTATTGCTACTGAATTACTCACTGATGTTGCGCTATATGCGGCTTGATGACCAATAAGTATGCTTGCCGCTGCATTTGTACTGGTATTTCCACCTGCAAGTGAACCTATGAATACATTTTGACTACCTGTTTGTAATGACGAACCCGCCTCAAATCCTATTCCTACGTTGTAGTCGCCTGTAGTTACTGCTGTTAGCGCATCTTTACCAAGTGCTGAGTTGTAGTTTCCACTACTCGCCGTTAATGAATCTAAAGCATTCCCACCTACTCCTACGTTTGATGTAGCAGTAGTGATTGCATCTGACAAGTCATCAAGAGCAGAAGCACCGCCACCGGAAGCAGACTCAAGACCAATCGTACCTGCTGAGTTATCATACGTCAGAACAAAATTATCCTGACTGCTTCCTACTGTTTGGTCTGCATTGAATGTAAAGTTACCAAGTGCGACGTTTCCTGTGCCGTTTGGTGTGAGTGATATGTTTCCATTTGCACCATCTGCTAAAACAATAGTTCCTGCATTAGTCCCTTCATTGGTTGATAAAGTTAAATCTCCTGTTCCTCTTG